GCACTAGCTTCAATACCGTCTAACTTAGCACCATCTGTAGCTACGTCACGTCCATCTAAGAGGCCATCAGTAGTCAAGTTACCCGACACTACAGGGGCAGATAAAGTCTTGTTAGAGAGCGTCTGTGTGCCTGTGAGCGTAGCTACAGTGCTGTCAATGGCAAAGGTTACAGCATTACCAGAGCCGCTAGTGTCTACACCAGTGCCACCAGTAAACGTAAGAGTCTCTGAGTCTAGGTCAATGCTCAGGGCACCACCAGAGTCTGCTTGGAAGTCTAAGTCCTGTGCAGTTACCTGTGAGTCTACGTAGGCTTTAACTGACTGTTGAGTTACGAGTGCTGTAGCACTATCTGAAGACAAGTCATCTTCATCAAGAATAGCTGTAACTGTTGCGCCAGAAGTTAATATAAGACTATCAACATTGGCAGTCCCATCAATATAAAGATTTCGCCACTGCTGTGTAGTGCTTCCAAGATCATAAGTATCATCATCATCTGGAATAATATGAGAATCTACATCAGCACCAAACACAACATTATCTGTGGCTGCATCACCCATTGTAATTGTGCCGCCATTAAATGTAGTAGTTCCTGTTACTGTTAGATTGCCACCAACATCTACATTTCCTGTAGTTGTAATAGTATCTGTATAAGTATCTTTAAATCGTAAAGAAGTTGTACCAAGATCTATATCACTATCTGTGACAGGTACGATAGCGCCATCCTGAATACGAATCTGCTCGACTGCTGCACTAGAAACCTCTACATAAAAACCCCAACGATTGTTGGTGCTGTCTACTTCAATCTTGTTAAGAAAATCTAGGTCGCCAATTTTAAAGATGTTACCACCTTGACCAGCTGAACCATCGTGACGGTGACCAGTAGAAGATGCTGAAGTGCTTGAATACGTAAAGGCATTAACTAACTGGTTATACTCATCATTAAACAATGAGGCCGTAATAGTATCGCCATCACTTAACGTACTTTGTCGAGTGTAATTCTGGGCCATGTTTATCTCCTACCTGATGGCATATAATCTATGTAAAGGCCATTGACTGCGTATGGCGCTTTAGTATCTGTACTTGTAATTCTAAAACTTACTGTGTTTCCGCTGCCTTCTACGGGCTGTCGAACCATTGGGTCGTTACTAGCGCCAAAGGTTGCTGTACCAAAAACAGCACTGCCAAAAATCGCAGGCAACGGCACAGAGTCCAGAACATAATCTGGAGGCTGTGGAATATCTGTGTCTTCGTAATCAAAACGCATACGAAGTGTTGGCTGAATCTGACCTTCTGGACTAAGAGACAGTCGTGCATACTTAACTGTTTTGCGTGTACCAATATCACCAAAATCAAAGTTTGGTGTCTGATAAATAGCCTCTATGTTTGAAGCAACACCAGCGGGATTAAAAGCATTGCCTGTATCATGATTATAGATATATCCATCTTTATCACCATGAAAGGCTTTTTCAACCCCATTGTTGTCAAATCCTGTTGTAAGTCCCATAGCTTGAATGCCAAGCGTTTCAGCCCATTCAAAGCCATTAGCAGTAAACGTGCCGATGATGCCTTTAGAAACAAGTGATCCTGATGTCACGTCTGTGTAAAACAAACGATACTGAGACTTAGAGCGTAGTACACAACTGTCAATAGTAAACTCGTTGATTGAATCTGCTATACCTCCAACAATACTTTGAATCTGTCGAGACACAGAACTCAACTCAACGTCACCAATACGGGCTGTACCAGCAATAGTACGAATACCGTCAGGACTCAAGAACAAAAGGTCACCACCAATTTCTTGAATGCTATAGCCTGATAAACATCCTACGTTTTCTGTAATAGGGTCGATGCGTATATTAGAAGAATCGTTAATGTTTATAAGCTTATGAATGCTGTTTTTAGCAAACACAATCAAATCAGTACGGAATCCACGAATGCCTTGAATTTGATCTGATATAACTACTGAGCCAGCACCAGTACCCGTAAAGTTATCAGGATCGTTGTAAACACTGTAGTAAACTGTATTTAAATTGTTTTCTACGCCTGCTGCAATAAGATGGTGGTCGTGGTTGGTTATGTACTTAACGCCGTTAGTGCCATCTACTGTAATTTCATATGCAAAAAATGTACGAGTTGTAAGCGCACCAGTGCCTTCCATACGGAACGAGTAAAGCTTGTTAGCACCGTCTGCAATGATCAACTCGCCATAGTCGTATGTCGCACCTTCAAAGAGTGCGAATGAGCATTGACCTTGACCTGTTCGCGTTAAGGCAGTGCGGCCCGTAAAAGCGGTATAGTTATCACCACCAACAGCCACACTGTCTCTATTAATTTGTAGCCACGTTGAGCCATCAAGACTAAAATGTATATCAGTGCTTGAGCAGACAACTACGCCATCGCCATACACAAAAATCCCAAGAATATCATTGTCACTATTGGGACGTGTATCACCATATTGCGTAAAGCCATTAATGCGTCGATAGCCGCCATCAGGATCTACCTCAAAGTTTCTAAGTCGTGTAGCAAGTCCGGGCTGTCGAAGCATTTCAAGCTGGTTGAGGTTGGTGTTTAGACCACCTCTACATGAAATGCCAAAGGGCTGAGACATTATACAAACCTCATACGGTCATCTTTAAAATATCCGGGCGTAGGCTCCATTAAATGAAGTTTCATTAAACGTAATCCACGTTTATAATCTTCCAGAGCAAAGGCCGCTTCTTGTGTATTTTCTTTAAACTGATGTACATAATATCTAGCTCTTGCAAGCAAAACTGTTTTATATACATCTGGAAAAACTATTTCATCACCAAAAGCTGAAAGTTCTGTAGGTAATACGTAAGCATAAAACCAAACACGATATACTTTATCAGGTATTGCGCTTAGTCCAAACTTACGATTATCAGGACTTTTAATTACACGGTCAGGTACACCATATTGCTGAGTATCTGCATCATCTAAGTTTTCTGGAATACGTCGATAGTCTTTCCAAGATTCTATAGTAGTAAAACGCAAGTTACGTGCAACATAAGGTGCTGTTTCTCCTGATACACCTACAGTAGTTAAATAAAAGTTATCCCAATCAACATAACCATAGTCAGTGGTTAGAGAAGAACTAGAAGGTTTTAAATTATACCAACGCTGTCCTGCCACAGTTTCTACATACACATTGCCGTACATAGGATCTGTTTCACCACTTAAATTAGCTGCTAGAAAAGGCCACTGAGGTTCTTCATTAACTATATCAAAGTAAGCCCTATTGACTACATCTTTGACATGTTGTTGAATGCCAATAGCACCAGCAAAAGTTGCAGAAGTCAACGCAACCTCATTTAGCTCCCGCAGAAGTTCGTTGGTTATTTGTAGATATGTTGCAGCCATTATTTATGTACCTTTTGAACCTCAAAGGTTGCTGATTTACTTGCACCCTTATGAGGCTTATAACCGTCTTTAGGATCTTTCATAAGCCTGTAAGACTTGCCGGACTTCATCCAGTGATAGCCTTTAGGAGCAGCTACTTTCACTTCATTGAGTTCCGTGGTGATTTAGTACTGCACATTTTTTCCATATCTTGTACAGAAGCATAGCCGCCTTTATTATACATAGAGCGTCCACCGCCCATCTTACCTTCACGTACCATACTGCCGTACATCATTCCTTTCTTTTTATCTTTGCCGTACATCATTAGTCTTGCTCCATTGAAAAAGTTTTACTAATTGCTCTAGCGCCTTCAAACTCTGTAGCGCATTCAGGGTCAGAGTCTTTATTAAAAATTTTATCAAAGTTATCTTTATAACGTGCGTAATTAGTTCCTTTACGGATTCTACTGCCTTTACCAGCAATAGTTTGTCTCATCATTAACGGCTTTGCATCAGATCCAAGTTGGGGCATTATAATCTCCAGTAAAAAGGAAAGGGGCCACCGAAGCAGCCCCCACCTAAAAAGGTCTAGTCGATACCGTAGAAGGCTTTAACCAGAGCTTCTGGTCGCAGTACCTTAGCACCGTAAACGTGTAGACCACGAACAATGTCACCAAAGCTATCTGGGTCACGGATGACCTCAGTGCTGGTGATCGTTTGAGCCGT